TCCCGGCTTCCTCTGGGTCTTTGCCTTTTGCTTTTTCTTGTTTGTATTTTCTAAGACTCTTTATGCTCTTTACCATTCCGTAAAGAGTTCCTCCAACAACACCTTCAAGAACTAGACCTTCAACCATATTCTTCATTCTGCCTTCAAGTTCGGAGTCATCTTCATTGCCTGTGTAACTTAAATAAGAAAAAAAGTTTCCAAGCAATACTTCGTTATCTTTGAATAGATCTGAAAGTCTTTCCTCTTGTCCTTCAAAGGCTGTGAAGTCAGTTATAGCTCCAGCTACCATAGGCTTTACAAAGTATTTACCAGCTTTAGCTAACTTTGAAGTAGGTCCGGCTAATCGAGCGGCTTCTGTTGCTTTAACTATTCCAGGCAATCTTCCGGCCCAACCAGCGGCTCCTAAACCAAACCCTAAGAAACCAGACAAGAACTGTGTAGCTCCTGTAACTAAACCTCCAGGTATTGTTTTAGACTCGCCAAGTCCGAAAGGCATGATACTACTAAGTTCAAACTCATCGTCATACCAATCGCCTAAGAAAGGAGTTACGGTGTCCGCTAAATCAATAACACCGTCAACCATGTCTAACACGCCTCTAATAGGAGCGGCTGCGGTATCAACAAACATGTTTTCAGTCCACCAAGGTACGTCTTCCTTTTCTGGTTCGCGCATCAAGTCTGCTTCAAAAGAAGACTCTTGTAGTTGAGATGTAGTTGTAAAAGGAGTTTCTGCCGCTTCTTTAGCTCTGCTTACAGTCCCTTTAGCTCCCTCTCTAAATAATTGTGATAAAGCCATTTTTATTATTGTTGTTGTTGTTGTTGTCTTAGAACTCTAGCGTCTGGAAGAGATCTTGTTTGGAATAAAAGTTCTTGAGCTTCTATAAACTCTGCCGCTGTTAGCTTTTTTCCGCTTGAGTCTACAAGGTTATTCATGTCTATGATTGTTTGAACTTTTTGAATAACTCTATCTATGTTTTTGTTTTGAATTGAGTCGTAGTCCAAAACAGGAATGACTTGCCATCCGAAACTTTGCCCCATACCGGGCATTGTTTCAGTAGCTACTTTTGAAGATCTTAAAGCGTTTTCTAAGTCGTACTTATTTCTTTTTATTTCTACGTACCCTTGAGCTGCATCGTCTTCTTCTATGCCATACTTTAAAAGCTCCCTCATACTTCTTTGAAGTCTTATTCTTTCTCCAACAGATATTCCAGAAGGTTTGTTATCAAACAATTCCCCTCTAGGAGACATAGAATAGAAACCAGGAAGCTGTGGATTTAATGAATCAAGTATTGATACTATTTTGTCCGAGTTTTTAACCATGTCTTTATGAAACTTAAAGACAGTGTCTAAGTCTTCTAGCTTTCCCTCAAATAGTCCAAGATTACGAGTGTTTTGATATTTTTGTTCAAACTGTAAAATGTCTTCTATTTCATAGTTCGCCCCAACGTCTATAAAACCTAAAAGTTTTCCTCTATCAAAATCAAAGATGCTGTCGTCTTTTTTTATTATAAGATTGCCGTTTTTATCAACTTCAAAAGTGTTTTCAGTACGCCGCGCTAAATCACGCCTAGCTCCTATGTTTGCTTGTTTTTCGTCTAAGGTAGGATCGGCCTCTAGGTACTCTTGAGTAAGCCTTCTGGCTGGAACTTGAGGTTTAGGTTTTATAGCGCTTTGAGATGCTTCTGGAAGTCCTAGGTCTTTTCTTATAGAATTTACAGTTGGATCAAAAGCTTCTCTTGCTAATCGTTCTGCGGTTACTTGAATAAATTTATTTCTGTCGGCAAGCGTCGGATTTGGGTTTAGTCTTACGTAGTTATCCGCTTCTTCATAAAGTTCGTTCGCTATAATATTTCCTTCAAATATTCCAATCTGCGTTTTTACTTGATTCATTTTAGCTTCCGCAGGATAAAGGGCCATATCAAACGACCCAGAAGCTGTAGGTTTTTCAACATAAAAATCAGTATTGTTTCCGTATTGTTCTATAGGAAAAGCTTTTCTGTATACTTCGTCTGCGTTTAATATGCTTAGTATATAATTAGCCGCGTCCGCTTTTTGCGAATATTCAAAAGCTTTATCGCTTACTTTAGTTTCGTAGTCAGAAGAAAAATCTTCTATTGACTTTCTAAAAGCTATCTGTGTTTCAAGACTACCTCCGTACATCCGTCCGTCAACCACGTTAAAAGTCCTAAATAACTCTTGTGCATAAGAATTTAAATTATCAAAAGTTTGTCCATTGAAATCAACAGTTGCCTCAATGTTGTTTGCGAGCGCTTCAAGGTTTTTTCTTATGCCGTCATTAAGCATTAAATCTTTAACGATGTCTGCTGGTAGATTTTCGTTGTCTCTTTCAAACTTAGCTTCTGCTGCGTCAACTGTTTTATAGGCTGCTGCTAAAGCTGCTTGTCCTGCTTGGCTTTTAAATCTAATCTTTCTTCCAGCCACTTCTAAAAACAACTTTGCTTTATCAAATCTTTCAGGCATGTCAGAGTCCGGCAAGTTAACGAAAGTTGAAACAGCACCTACAACAGCGGAATGAATAGATTTAGTTTTTTCAGTTGGGCCTACATTTAAGGGTCCAGATCTACCTTCGTAGTTAGATATAAATTCATCTATTTTGTCCTCAAACAAGGCGTCGAAATTTACAGGGTCGTCAGCTCCTTCTAAACCTTCTGTAAGCGGCTCATCTCCAGCTTGAGTTGAATTAAGTAAATTATAAATATCATTATTAAGAATCTCTTGCTCTCTTGAAGCCGCCCAGGCGCTTTGTTTCTTTATATACTTATCGCGCTCTTGAATAGAGAATTTAGTCTTAACAGGCTCAAAGGCGGCGTTGTGAACTTGCATCTGAAACGGATTGTCTCCGATGTAACCTAAAGCTTTGTCCTCAATCTCTTTAACTTTACCAGCGATGAAATCGTCAAAGTCATCAACGCCTTTTGCTTCAAACTCGTCTGCGTTTATGTTTGCAAGCTCTGTACTAAGATCATTAAACATAGGAATGACTTTAGTCTCAAGATAGCGCGAGTAGAGCTGCTGAGAGTATCCTTTTTGAAAACCGATACGTTCAGTTAAAGGAATCTTGTCCTGTTCCTGCTGCTTCTCAATTGCTGCAATCACCTCGTCGGTGGACATAACAGCTGCTGTATCCTGGCCTCTTTTTATCTGTATGTTGCTATACTGTCCTAAAATATTACTGAACTGCGATAGTCCGCGAGACAGTTGCAACATAGAGTTGTCTTGAGGTACTTTAGGCATAACGACAGGTGTCTGTCCGCCGCCTTGAATTGTTTCTCTTAGTCTTGGTTCTCCAAAAGGAACGTCTGTTTGTTTTCTTGCCATATTTATGCGTCTTTAGTTGGCTTTGGTACTCCAAGGCCAGCGTTGTAAAGTGATGTGTAAGTGCTTAGTCCTGATTGAAGACCGCCTAAAGCTGCTCCAATATAATTAGGCGGCTCTATAGGTTGATTGATCCTCAACATGTTTCTGTTAAACCCTATCCCGGCTTCTTTAAGTTGAAGCTCTCGGTTTACTGAAGTCAATTCAGCTTGTTTCTGTTCTGAAAAAGTATAGTCAGCTTCTTTACGTGTAAGGTCGCTCAACAAAGCCTGAACGCTTAGTCCGCTTACTCCGGCTTCTCCTGCCGAAACTCTTGCGGTTGCTTTAGCTTCCATCGCTCCCTTTGCAGCTGCTTGAAGGCGCTGTGAGCGCGTTATCATTTCTTGTTGCTCCTGCATTCGCATTGCTGAAACTTCAGCCAGATATCTTTGTCTCTCTTGTGCTGAAGCTACTTTTTGAGCTTGCGCTTGAGCGTCTGCTTGATATCTCTGTCCTTGAATTGAAGAGACAGTACCAGCTGCTCCAACGATTGAAGATACTATTAATGGGCTACACATAAAATTCGTCGATTACGTCTTTGTTTATTAAAATGAATTGAAAAAAGGGTTCACCTTTGATTGTTAATTGTTGAGTAAAACTTGCTCCAAGCCAGTTAAGCCAGCGTACAGCCGGGCGATTATAACAGTGAACAACATTCCCTGCCGCTCCACCCGTGATTTTAAGAAGTTCTCTTATCCAGGTCTTTGAGTGTTTTATAAGATCTCTTCTAGCTACCTTTGGAAACTCTTCTGTACCGAGCATCCAAACATAAGGCATTTCGTCGTTTTCTCCTACACCAAACATGGCAAGAGGTTTGTTTGTTTTGTCAACAACGGTCATAGTTGCCATGTCATGTTCAAAGGCAGACATTAGAGCTTCTTTTGGTTTTTTTCCAAAAGCCATACACTCAATCACATCTATTTCTCTTAGCTTATCTGCCAAGTAATCAGCGTGGTCTGGGTGTCCGTCAATGACGTCTACTTTATCATATCTTACAATGACTCTATCAAACACGTCGAGATCTTGAGTGAATGAACGATTCAAACTCAGCGGACTGAAAGTTACCGGGTAACGCTGAATCGTTTACTATTTTTATTGTTGTGTCTTTTGCGGCAGACATGATTGGAAATGAAAATGAACCGGACTCTATGGGAAGTGTCCCAACAACCGTACTGCCAACGATGTTGCTAGAAAATACGTTGTTGTAAGTCTGTCGGGCCTTGGGGGTAACTTGTACTTTAAAGCTTGCAGTGTCATCGAAGAACAAAGTGCCTCCCTTTAAGAAATGCCTTTGGTATCCTGAAGGACTGCTTTGTTTGTTAGCTCTCTGTCTAAACAACTGCTCACTAAATGTATAACTCATGGTGTACTTAACGCCTACCCATACTGGGGTGTTGTTATGGCTGGCGTCTACTGTTACAGTGGTTCCGTTAACAGTACAAGGTATCAAAGCTCCTGCTTTAGTTCCTCCGGCTTCTCTAGTGTAAACTTGAATTACATCGTCACTTTCTGGAGTAAATGAAAGAGTGATTTGTCCGTTTGCAATAGTAGCTTGTTGTCTTAAATCTAAATAGGTGTTAAAGGCTGCACCGTCGTCTATAAGCTTTTCTTCCATCGGTAGCTTGAGTAAATGAGTAGCTGCGCTTGAGTTAGTGCCTTTTGTTGCTACGATGTAAAGATCGCTTTCAATAAAATCAAAACCTACAATGGTAAACGGGAAAGTAAACTTGGACCAACTTGCTAATACTTTTTTGTTTCCTTCCCAATAGTACTTATAGACGTACATATCTTTTTGAATAGAAGTATCGGCAGCTGTGTTCTTAGCTACAACACATATAACATTCTCTGCTGTTGATCCTGCCATGTCCATTATGTCTGACGGAACGTATTGAGGTACGTGTCCTGTTATTTCAACAGAGTCATAGGTGTCTACATTTGCATTAACTGTAAACTCTCTTACTCCTGAAAAGCTTCCCCTTGTAAACGGAAAGTAAACGTAACTTCCAAGTTCAAGCGGTGTTGTGCTAGTGTCAGTTTCGTAGTTTGTAACTGGTGTTATAGATACTGTTTTTGGAGTAAGTATATCTCCTCCTTTAAGAACAAACTGGCCGCGCTCTCCAAACAGTATAAGGTTCTCTTGAAAACCTACAGCTGACTTTAGTTGTGTGACTTTCGTGCTAGCAACATTTACGTCAATAGGATCGGAGTCCAATAAAGTTCTTACAGTGGTCCTGAAGAAGTTAAAGTATTCTCCTACTTCTGATAAGATGACACTGCCTTCTGAAAGAAATCCTAGTCGGTTCTTGAAAAAGAATATGTTAGATATCTTTCTGTCTCCGTTATTTGCCGATGAGGAGTTAAAGAAAGAAGGGAATGGGTTTGTATTGTCGTCTCCTGCTTGCTTTGTTGTCCAGGAACACGCTCCCATAGTAAAATTATTAGGCGATGTATTTACGAGTTTAAAGGGAAGAGTATTTTCATCTAGTTGTATGAACTCATCAAAGCCTACATCCTCAACGTATCCTCCGTTACCTATAGCAGATCCGTCGTTAGTTTGAAACTTAACATAATAGTCATCCTCGTTATCCTCTACAGACCCTCTTACTTTTACTCTAAAATTATTTGGAGCAGTCTTTGGTAAGTCAGAGATAGAGTCTACTTCTTTATAAACTACACCGAGGGCTGTTCCTGACTTGCTGTCAGATACTTTTATTTTAAAAGGAGAAGAAGAGCTAGAGGATATAGTAAAGAAGTTGTCGGGGTTTCCATTGCTGTCAATGTTGTTTGGGTCTGAGGCAGCGTTTGGTCCGTCGTCATCTTCTCCATCCTCAAAAAATATTTCTTGGTTAGCGGCTCCAGTGTTTTGAGAAGGTGTGGAAACAGAAAATAGAGTAGAACTACTTATTGCTTGTTCTAACTCAGTGTTAAGCTTTTTAGCGATTACTCCAGAGCGAAGGCGTGAGTCTTTTATTTTATTACTTGGTTGCGCTCCTGAAACATAAGTTGCTTTGTATGTAGTTCCAAAGTCATCTGTAACTTCTACAGTGTATTCGGTTGCGTAATCTGCTTGCTTTATAAATACTATTGCTTTGTTATCGTTAAATATAGCTGCACTCTTTGAGTTTGTTCTTCCTACGTTTTTAGTTGTGTTAAGAATAAAGGTGTTGTCGTTGATTGTTAGAGCCTTTAAAACGTCTTTAGGGTTTGTACCTGAAGGAACGTGAAGGTATTCATTAGATGACATACCAGATCCAGAAGAAACACCAGGGCCGGAGTAGTTAACTTGAGAAAAGTTTAAGATGTCAAATACACGTACAAAGTTGTTATTAATAATAAGAACATACTTCTCACCCTTGTCTCTATTAATGAAATGAACAAAGGCTCCGTCGGCTACTGCTGTGCTTATAAGTTCTGACAGGTATCTTGTATTCGGCCTCTTTTTTAATCCATCAGCTACTGAAGACAACGCATTAAGTTGATCCTCGCATTGTCCGTCAAATCTTAAAGTGTCTGGTTGCTGACTGACACCCTGAACAAGGTTTGGAAGTGAAGTATTAATTAAAGCCATTATTTTAAATTAAATCGTAGTTTCTGTTTATTCCTATTCTTGTCGCTGTGTCGTAGTTGTCAAAAATAGTTCTGTCAGCGTTAGCGCCGTCAGCTCTCTCCAGGTTTGCTTTAGCTGCAAACTCGTCGCGTATAATGAGAGCTTCAAGTTCTCTAGAACCAACAAGTCTAGATTGTAAAGACCGGGTTGCTCTAAGTGTTATATATCTGCGAGCTTGTTCTGGAAGTTTGTCAAAATCTAACAGTCTTACTACAGTCACTTCAACAGGGTTTGTAAACACCTCTGTGTTGTCTTTTCTGTTGTAAAGTGATCTTCCACGCTGCACTAGGTCAACATCATCAGCGCCTTCGTGGTCTACTTGTAAGACGTCTTCGTCTAAAGTTATCTTGCCGTCAGCCGCGCTTCCAGTAAGTGTAATTTTATTTTCTGTATTGAAATGCCAGCCTTCACTTTGGACCTCTCTTGAAGTTTCTGCAAGAACAGTAACAGCGAGGGCAGCTGACACTGGAAGCTCCTGTGTGTTGCTTATGCTGTTTACAGGCGCTTCGCCTATGTATCCTAGCATTGTGTTTACAGCCTCAAGCTGTGTCGTAAGTGTTGCCATAAATTTTTAAGTCAATGTGAGTTGTTTGTTTGGTGGGTAAAAAGAAAAGGGCAGGAGCCTATATGACTCCCACCCAATTCTCTGTGATGTTTATAAGTGTGTATAGATATTATAAGGTAATTTCTACAGCGCACTCAGGTCTAAGGACTCCATGTCCAAGGCCGTACTTTGCGAGGAACAATGTACCTTGATGGGCAATACTGTACTCTGACTGAGTAGTAAGGTCCAATAAGGAAACAGTTCCAACAGCTGCTGGGTGTCCGCCAATGATTGCAGTTTGTGAAAGATCACCGTTGTATCCTTCTCCATCATTGCCGCCACCGAACACGTCGTTCTTAACAGCAGAACTACCGTCACCAGTAGTTGTACTTGAGAAGTCTGATCTCACGTCTTTGATGTGCTGAGACTTGACAAGCTTAATGCCAGCTACTGACGGTATTTGACCAGTAGCAACACTACCTACACCGCCAGCGTCACGATTAAGAGCTAAAGATACTGCTGAGTTATCAGAAGTAATTAGCTTATAGTAAAGCTCTGGTGGTAACACTGCAAAACGCTGTCCGTCGTCTGGTACGTTCTTCTCGTCAAGCTTTTGAGCCATCTCGAAAAGCACCCCAATAAGTTCAGGAGCTGTGTCTAGGTTATTAGCGCCTGACGGTGTGTCAATAACAGTACCGCCGTCACCTCCGTTGATGTTAGCAGCAGATCTAGCAGCAGCTACCCAAGTCTTCATAACCGCAAGGTCATAACGCTTGGCAAGTGCCTTTCCGATCTCTTTTGAGTAGGTTGCTCTCATTGAATAATGAGCTTTTAGTTCATCAAATTCAGCAATGAATGTTGAACTAATTAGCATGTCATCAATAAAGATAACCTTCTCGTTGTGCTTAATGTTACTGAGGTAACTATTACCAGCGTCGAGAATATCTTGACCCGGTGTATAGTACTTAGCTTCTGCAATACCGCTTACAGGGAATTGCGCTGACTTTCCAGAAGTTATTGTTCTGGTAGTGTGCAAGTCCTTCATCACGTTTGTTTCGTCGAATGTGGTTAGGATCTCGTTAGAGAATACTTTAAGAAATAAAGCATCAGCATCACCTACGCTGCCGTTCGACACGTTATGCGACTGTCCTATCCTTGATGGATTTGTGTCTCCATTTGCCATAATTTAATATGTCCTTTCTATTTTATTTAGTGTTTGTTGTTTATTAGTTTGGGTTGAACAACTCACTTAATGAATAAAACAAAAAGACCTATGAGTGTTTACTTAGCTTAGTTATCCCTCGCAAGGGGCTAAACATAAAACAAACTTTCGGTTGCTTTTGTTGTGTGTTCTTCTGTGTGGTTGAAATCTTTAAAATTATCTTCGATGCTCCAAATCATTTACGTAGTTTAGGATCTCTGCTATGGTTTCCTTTTGAGGTTCGGTGAATGAATGGGCTTTGAGTTTCGAGATAAAAAGGGGGATCTTGCTCTGAGGCGGCTGTATCGTCTTGCAGCCAGTCGTCAATAAGATCAATGTTGCGCTCACGGTTACGCCTATAAGCTTCTTTTTCATAAGCTTCGACTATTTTAAAAAAGTACTCGCAAATCCTAGGGAAACTTAAAAGCAGACTTACGAGTACTTTTACCATGTTTAACTTTTTGGTTTTGCTTTACCGACGTTTATCGCCAGCCAGTTAATTAGTTTAAGTATTGTTGCTGTTATTTTATTATCAGCTTTATTTGGTGTCATAGCCGATATAAGACTAGCAGCAGTGACAACAGCAGTAGCAATTGCTATAAGCTGTTCTTTATTGTCAATAATGTACGTTATCATAATTTTTATTATACCCTTGTTGATACTGCCAAGCGTCTTTCGACTTCTTCACGGTAGGCAGGATCTGTTTCATATCGTCTGTCTTTCATTGCTTCGACTACTTGAGCGTTACTATTAAAAGGCTGGACCGCAGCTCCTGAAGTTTGTCCTTGAGCTATGTTTATTGGTCCGCTGCCAGACTCAGATCTGTACCGGGCAAACAATCCTTTAACAGCTAACTTTGCAGCTTCAGGTGAAGACTCAGAAACTATTGTATCAAAAGTATCTATCTCATCAGCTGGCAAAGATTCTGAGGCCCACTGAATCATAGCGTCATAGTTTTCTTGTCCTCCTATGCTGTTAGTAATATCTGCAACTTCAGACTCCATTGATGCTTCTTGACCGCGAACATAAGCCTCAACAAATTCTCTAGGTATGCCGTTTTCTTCAAGAGCTTTATAGTTTTCTTCAGATAGCTCTCCGTCGTTGTAAAAGGCATCACTAGCGTTTTGAATTGCTTGAGAAACATTAGAGTCTTGCGCTAGGTTTTCTTCAGTTGCTTGCTCTTGTTGTTTTGTTTCTCCAAGTTTCTTTTCTAAATTTTCATAAGCAACAGCAAGATCTTCTTGGCTTTTAAATTTGCCTAAGATTAAATCTTGTTCTTGTTGCTGTGGTTCAACATTTTGAGGCTGCTGTTGTTGTGCCTCTTGTCCAGAAGGGTTTTGCTGTGTTTGTTGAGCAGCTTCTTGTTGAGCTAATTGCTCCTCCAGGCTTATGTTCCCCTCTTCGGTTTTTTGTTTCTCGTTTACTATGTATTGTTCCATAATTTTTATCACTTCCCATCTATTCAACTGGCAGTTGTTGTTGCTGTTCTGCTTGCCCTTCTTGAGCTAAAGCTTGATCACTAGCTGCTTTTATTCCTGCTGGTCCAAGCTTTTCACTGAGAGCCAACAGTTGTTGTTGTTGTTGTTCTTCTGCCAACTGCTCCTGGGTTTTGATCAACCCGGCAGTCTTAATGCCTAAAGCAGTAGCGCGTCTCTTTATGTATTCAGAGACATTAACAAAGTTTGCTACAGCTTGCGGTCCAAGAACTTGACTTGAACCAACAAGAAATGAATCAAGACTGTTAAGATCTCCCTGTCTGCCTAGGCTGTCCAGACCTGTAACAATAACAGGACTTACAAGATCTTTAGGTAACTTAGGCATCTTCTTATTTTTCTGCATGACGTCCATCAATCTAGAAAGCAACGGAGTCTGCAAGTCATTACTAAGTAAACTAAATATTCCACCTAAAGCAGCGTTAAGCTCCTGAGAAATCAATCGTATCTCTTCAGCAGTCACTCGCTCTGCGTTTCTTATAGCGCTGCTAGTAAGCAAGAAGTTTTGAGCTAGTCTATCTTTAATTTGATTTATAGTTTCAGCGGCTACTCTAAAGTCGTTAAATTTATTAAGTTGTAAAACACTGACGTCTGCTGCGTTACCTTGCACTATAGCTCCATTAGGTGCGTTCATGTCTTTTGGTTTTGTTGTTCCGTTTGGATTTACAAGAAATAGAATCTTACTAGCAGCCGCACTGCCTTCAACAATAGCTTTAGTCAAAGCCTCCAGGGACTGAAGGTCGCCTAGGTATTCTTCAACATAACTACGGCCAAAGTTCTCTCCGTCAACACGACTAAATCTTAGAGGTATGTACGGATTTTTATCAAGAGGAAAAGTAGTCCCGGTCTGAGGTAAAATCACACCGTTGATGTCTTGCTTCAACATCCACTTATCGCCGTGTTTACATACAGCAGTGTAAAGATTTACAGTACCTCCACTACCTACTCCAGAATCTTGTGGCTTCTGTATGGCTGCTTTAATGTCCTCATCGAGCGCTTCATAGCTTAAAGTTTCTTTTGTTGCTATTGTTAAAACATTATCCATAGGATCACGCTCAATAACAAACCTATCCAGCCTAAAGGCTCTCATGCCTCCGTCTTGGTCAAGATAAAGCAAACTGTTACCAGTAACGATCAGCTGCTTTAAACTTTCGTGTATAACTGTACGATAGCGCTCCCTTGCAATCTCATCTGTTACTGCGTCTTCTACTTTACGCAAAGCGGAATCTATTTCACTTATAACTTCTTCCGGCGCTCCTTCTTGTTGTAATTTGTTTGTATCAACCTGGAGCCTAAAGAATGATATGTTAGGAGGCAACAAGGCCAGTAGGAGCTTTGAAGCTAAGTTGTTAACGCCTCTTGCTCCTACACCTTGAAAAGGAGTTTCAAGTCTTGAGTGCTGCCCAAAACCTTCGTCAGGGAGGATATAAGGAATTGTCAGCTTTGAACACTGCCTGGCCCTATCAAGGTAACTATTTCTGCGCCCTTCGAGAACTGTATAAATATGTTCGGCGGTTTGATTTTCGTAATTCATATAAAAAATTTTTAGTCAGGTTGTACGAGGGCTTCGGGTTCGGGAGGATATGCCCAATCGCTTGGAAGGGTTTCTACAACCTCGTCTTCATCTGTGAGAATGTCTTTATCAACTGGAACGACTTCTGAAGAAATTACTTCAAATGTTTCTGGATCTGTTTCTGTTTCCGTTGTTGTTGGTAATACGAGTGCTGCTCTAGGGTTCTCTTCTTTGTGTTCAGCTATCCAACCCCACCAATATCTGCTTCCAGTACCAGTCTGGCTGTAACTAAGCCCACGCATAGCTCCTGCTTGTTCGCTGCGAATATGTGCTTGGTCTTCGCTGTCGTATATAATGTAAAATGGATCGGTCATGATAATAATAATAATAATTCTTTTCTAGAAAATGTTGTGAAAGTCATTTATGTGTTTTTCAATAGAAATCCTATTGGCTGACTGGTTAGAGTCAAAGAAGATCCACTCGGAAAACTTACCTTCAAAATTATAATCTGCGTTTGTTGAGCCGTTATGATAATATCCTATAGTAAAACCCGTCCAAACGCTTGTGCTTGAGTTCTGATGCACAATAAGTTTTTTAGAGCCAGTAAGAGCGTCGTGAGAATCATCTCTATCTGAAAAGGATTGTAATGATCCGTTTACATAATAACTCGGAGTTCCATAGTTAAATTCTGTTCCTGCTGTGCTTCCATCTAAAGCAGTTAGTCCGAACCTAAGTGAATTATTTGTACCTGAAGGATAAATATATTGATTGTCACTGGTTTCATGTACAAAATAACTATCCAACCTGCTCTTTCCTGCAAGAGTATCAATTTGTAGTGTATTTGTGCCATCAAATTCCATTGAAGGACTAGTTCCAGACCTTACAAGTAACCCTGCTTTGTATAAGAATGGTTGATATGCTTGAGTAGCTTGAATAGCATCTTCCCCTCCTGTCTGGTTGTATAGCACGACAATTCCTGC